TTCCTGCCATTTGTTGTCCTTTCTCACCAAATCTACAAAAATTTTTTTCGTGACGCATTGCTTGGCGACTGCGTGTGCGTAATTCCCTGCACAGCTTTTCTGGCCAAGCCCCCCCCCGGGGGGGGGTAAAATTCGGCAATCGCGCGCAAAACCGGCCACTTTTGAAACCTTTCTGAAACCATACCTTCTAACTCATTGATATTGCTGCATTCTTATAGCATGCAAAGTGATGTGCGGTGCTATGAGGAGCCGCCTCGCGTACACGCGCGCGGATTTGCGCCGTGTGCAAATCCTTGGTCCTGGTCAAAACGGTATCGGATCTTCATGCTCAGCGACATCAGGCAAGCTGACGCTTTGCAGCTTTGCATTGGGAAATGCGCCCTTCACTTCGGCTGTCATGTCGCCCAGCTTTGTCTTGCGCCACTGCGCATAATACACGCCAACCTCATGCAGTGTGATTAACTCCAGGTCAGGACGATCTGCCCTCACTCTTGGCCACGCATCCTCATCAGCGAGGATCGCTGCCCTCACGCCATCAACCTCGAACTCCCAGTAAGTTGGATCGGCACCAACCGCACCAGCCGCATCTGCCAGCTGATCCATCTTGATCATGCCTCTGATGCAGTCATCCGCGCAGTGCCGTGCCTGGGCTGCATCATTGGCATTGATCGCATCGTTCAGCTTGCCCAGTGCCAGGCCATACTTGTGAGCCGTGTCAGCGTCGACCAGTTGGATGAGCCTATCGACGCCCCACTTCTGATCGACGTAGCGCACCCAGCGGTCGAAGCCAGCGATTGCCAGTTCCGTTGCTATCTCTTCTTTGGTCGATTGTGGATTGAGGAGCCGATCAAACTTCTTCCCCTTTCCTCTGGTTTTATACGCACCTCTAGCCATGTCTGAAAACTCGGCGCTGTGTATGACGTATAAACCCTAAAGGGTTTTTATACGTTTCATACGCTTTGCGTAGGATATGAAAAGTGTATGAAAAATACATTTCATACGCTTGAGTATTCATGCTTGCCACTGAGCAACTCCGATATTCTGCCGGCATTGACCTTGTATCTCTTCGCTAGTGTCATGCAGCTTTGGTTAGGGTTCTTGCGATAGTCGTCGAGGATCATGTTGGCGATGTGCCGTGTTATCCTTTGACTTTCGCACGGCGCTTTCTTCTTCACGTAATGCCGGTAACTAAAGCCAATCGCTTCGTCGATCAGACTGATAACAAGATCATTGGCAGTATGTTCTTTCGCTTCGTTCAACAGGGCGCGCACCCTGGCCATGTCAGACATTTACTCGTCCTTCCTTAATCGTCATCCAAACCTTACCTTCGTTAATTCCTGCGATGCCGCTGTGTACCATTGCGTTCAGTGCCTGGTCGTAGGCTGACCTGGTATTATCTGCAGTCATCTTGCCTCTGGCGAACTCACGCAACACCTCTGCCTTGATGCACCAATACTTGCCGCCTTCCGGCCACCCAGTGCCGCCAGGATTAGGTTCTCCAACATTGTCGGCTTTGAGTTGCTTGTATGAATTGAAGATGATGACCTGGTTCTTGCCGCCTGGTCGTTTCTTCTGCCTCGCCTCTTGCGCATCTTCACTGCTTGCAGCTTTCACGACCGCTGTTGTGACGGCATCTCCATCCTGATCGTAGCCCAGTTCGACGCTGTCGAGCGTGAATGCGAACGGCTCAGCTGGTTCTTGGTCTCGTTGCTTTGTTGCAGTCGCAAAAGAGATGCCGTCCATCTTTGTTAATTCTATTTCGGTGGAGACAGCCGCTCTTAGCAAGGAATGGCCCCGCGCTCCGCGTGACGTGTCCTTGCCTGAGTGGTGTATCAGGCAGACGTGCGCGCCGGTTTGTTCTGCAAGTGCGTCTTTGATCTTGACCATGCGGCCCATGTCTGTGGATGAGTTTTCGTCACCACCGGCGAGAGCACGGCTGAGTGTATCGACGACGATCATTGCGAGCTTACCGTACTGCGCTTCGATCTCTTGGATCATGGCGGCGAGGATCTGTAGATCTTCCTCGCTATTGAGCATGTCGAGCGGCGCGCGCCTAACAGCAAGTGGCACGTCTTTGCACTGGTATTTTTGTTGGAGTGCGTAGAGCCGGTTGTTCATCCCCAGGCCACCTTCAAGCGCGAGATATGCGACTGGCCCTTGCTGCGTTCTGTACTGATACCAGGGGATACCGGCGGCAATGCAGTAGCACATTTCTAGTACGAAAAAGCTTTTACCTATGTTGCTTTCTCCGTAGATCACTGAGGTGCCGGATCTGTCGAGCCATCGCTTAACCAGGTAATTGCTGGAGAGGATAGGCTGAGCCTGACCTGGGTAGATAATTGAAGACAGAGCCTTGGCTTGTATTTCGGGCGTGGCTGGCGCTGTAAGCACCTCTGAGGGCTGTTTAGGCACGATGGGTGCGTAGCCCTTTCCAATGGCACCGTCGAAGGCTGTCTGCACTTCCCTGCGCGTTTGCTCGACTGTCCAGCCTGAGAGCGTGAGATTATCGGTGATGTCATGCACTTGGCTGGACGAGTAGCCTTGGCTCACGTAATAGGCAACGAGCGTGACGATATTGTTGTGCCAATTGTGACCAGCGTTGATTTGATCGATCAGATCTTGCGGGTTGACCGTGCCTCTGGCCAGATCAATGTGTATACCGCTGTGTATACTTTCTGTTTGTTTATCTAGCAGCGGGGTCGTTGCTTTGCGCGGCACCCAGTGCGGAACGGGCGCGGGATCATCATCTGTCTGCCAGGTGTACGGTTTTCCGTTTATTTTGGACGGCTCAACAAGGATATAACCTTTGTGCTTAATATCTACCTGGCTGCACATTTCGCCAGGGAATTGCTCGACCTGATCCGCTCTAAACAGGTAGTGCGTCCCGCCGCTGGCTGATTTTTGAACCAGCGTTGGCGGCATTTCCTTGCCGGTCATAAACTCTTGGAATTTACAGTCCGTCTTGTAGTCATCGACATCGATGCAGACGAGGCCGCTTTCGATCAAATTTAATCCAAGGTTGGCGTCTGGGTATCTCTCAAAATATGGCACCAGTGCGTTTAGATCGTCTGTGGCTTCTTGATAGGAGAGCCTGACGCCTGTCTCGCGTTTTGCTGGTAGCTTTGAATTTCGTTCCACTGGAAATATCTTCCAGCCTCGCGCTGTGTAATCTTGAATGGCTTCTTTCATGTCCATCATTCTGCTCTGCATTTTTGAAAAAGGGCCGGTCAGCCATGAAGCTAAAACTGACCGGCCAAGTGACCCCGCCGTTAAGATCGAACCCGATAGATCTATGAGGCAACGGCGAGGCGATACGTGCGTACAGGGAGGAGAAACGCACGTATTAGAAGAAGGTTGTCCCTGATGGTGCAGCCGCTGGCGCTGGTGGCGGCGCTGGCGGTGCAACTGGTGCCGCTCCGTTAACTACAGGAGCGGCTTGAGGCATCATGCCAGGTGACGGTGGGCTGGACGTGGGTTGTGGTGCCTGGTTTTCATTGCCCATGTCGATTGCTGTGCGCGCCGACAGGCTCTCTGGGCGCGGCATCCACTGTTGAACCTTGAGGAGCGGATAGACCCAGGTGCGTGTTTCGTAGCGCCCCTCTGCGGTGCCTTCGTGCGTAACGAGCGGCACCTGACCGGCTTGTGGACATTGGGCTAGCTGTTGGCCCAGATAGGCGAGCGTGTCCCATGCTGTTGCCCCTGACGCCATCCAGAGCGCGACCTTGCCGCCACCTAGCGCCACTGGGATAGAGAACCCTCGTTTCCAGGTGTCGCCTGGTTTGGGCTGCATCTGGCTGACGCTGGCGTTGAACTGCCATTTGTTTGTCTCGCCGCACTGCCAACCGGTTCTGAGTTCCGTTGTGTCAAGGACCATGCCCTGGCTGACATCACAAACTTCCTTTGGCTGGCCTGAGAGGTTTGTAAAAAACACCTGTTGGTAATTAAAATTAAGTCCTGGCTTTTGTTGCCAACCAAAATATAGGTCGGTGCCAGAGTTACTGTTTCCCATATCAATGATCATGCTTTTTCCTTTCTTAGTCGAATGTTTCGGGAGAGATTTGATATAAGGTTGCAAAGACATCAGCTTTCATTTCGTTAATGAAGCTTCTGTGAATGCGAATAGTTTTTGTGTGCAACTTGAGGTGCGACAACGCATAATAGCTGCGCATGAAGACATCATGCTCTAGAGACTTACCGCTTCTCATCACAATTGGATTTTCAATAAGCTTGCAGTAAAGGGTCGCAAAAATTGGTGGCCAATCTCCGATTGGCTCATTGCACAGTTTTCTGTAAAGCGCGGTGGCATCGTGATACGAAAGAATATCGGCTTGAATGGCTATAACCAACGCCGCCAAAAATTGAGTGGTTTTCCAAAGTTTTGTTGATGATTTTTGCTCATTAAACCCTTTCAGCAAAGTTCCCAAGGGACTGTTTAAAAACGGGGAAAGGTCAGCTACAGTCGGAGAATGAAGTTTACTTGCTGCGCGCAACAGATAAGTCAGCGGTTTAACGACTTTAGGATGCTCGCCGGTAATATCTTCTAGTGATCGCGTTTTGTTTTGATCGATCACCTCAAAAATATTTTTGCTTACCTCATCATCAACCTCAGTGACGGTCATTTTAACCGTAACGCCAGACAGAACGATTGCATTTAGGCGATGGTGCCCATCCACGATAACGCGAGAGCGTTTTGTTAACACGATTGGCACCGGCGTTGTCTGCCAGCGTTTTTTTTCCATCTGGGTCGCCAGATGCTTCACATGAGCGGTGCGTAACTTTCTTTGCTTAAAGTCTGCCCCAAACCATTCTTGGTTTGACACATACAACATCTGCGCAGCCTTTTCCGGCGTGACGTGTGTGGTGTAAGTATTAAACATTTTGCCTTCCTCTGTTTATGTGCCGAATAACTCGGCCCGTAGTGTTTCCGCTCCATTCCAGTAAAAGCTGTCTGGGTTGTGCGGGACGATAGCCAGTGCATGCTCAACGCTTTCGCAGGTCAGCAAGAAGTCGTTGAGGCGCTGGATTTGGATTTTGGTTTTTGCCAGTATTGTTCTGGGGTCACCGTCTTCCAAAAACTGATATTTTTTGGGCGTCACGTAGAGGAATTTAACAGCGTGGTTGCCTTTGGCATGCGCGTAGATGGCGCGCTGCAGTTGGTGCTCTGGTGACATTACGCTTGGCATGCGCCCAGTTGTTTTGAGATCGACGGTCAGTCCCTGCTCTGGATAAACCAGATCCAGGTAGCCAATGACCTCAATGAGCGAATTGTCACTTAGCTGCGTTGTGAGACTGACCTTCTCCTGCCCAAAAGCACCGGCGTTTTCATCAAACTCTGGGACACCAAATTCTTGCAGCGCATCGATACTTAATTTTATCGATGGCGCAATCATGTTACGCTCTTTAGTCACCTTTTCGTCAGGTATTGGATATGTCTTATCAAAACGTGCGTGACCTACATCAATCGCTTCTTCCAGCGTTTTGCCAGTTGCCAATGCGGCAACCACGGCATCCTCAATTGCGATGCCTCTGGTCATTGCTGGACTTCCTGGGAATTTCTTTTTGGTAAGCTTCTGAGCCACCCAGACATCTGGCGCATTTTTCGCTAGATTAATGGACGACGCGCTCAGATGAGTGACCTCGAACTTTTCAAAACCGTTCATTTGTGATCCCTTGTGTCTTAATCAGGAATGCTGCCAGCTGTTGGATTTCCGCTGCGCGCATGACCAATTCTTGCTGAAGAAGCGGGTTTTGCACTTCCTCTTGCACTTGCTTTTCGATGATTTGGCCAACGCGGGTGATACGTTTGCTTATCGCTATGACATCGTCTCTCATGTCAGAAGGCTCAACGCGATATAGAGATATCCAAAAATTGACGCTAGTGCGACAAACTCAAGGACGCGGGTTAATGCTGTTTTTATGTTTTTCATTTCTCTGCTCTTGTGTCGTAAATTTTATTTTTGTGTTGTACAAATGCATTATTGTGTTTATGAGTGTCAAGTAATAATTGCCAATATGGCACATAACAACACTATCGAGCACATGACACTAAGAGAATATTTAGATCTTTCACAGTCCAATCAGTCTAACTTTGGTAAAGCGACTGGGTTTTGTCGCACAACGATTAGCCGCTGGCTAAGCGGTGAGCGCATGCCGTCCCGCAAAGCAATCGAAAAGATCCATCACGCCACAAAGGGCGCGGTGACTTTTATGGATTGGATGAAGAGCAATGACCGACCCTGAGACGATCCAACGGTTGATGCATGAACTGGATCAGAAAAATCAGCAATTGTCTGAGATGTTTGGTCGATGCAATGAGATGCGCAAGAAGATCAAACGTCAGCGCCTGGAGAACGGACGGCTGAACGCATCGCTATCAGAAATGAAAGCTTTGGCTCTGCAATTGGAAGAGCAAATTAAGTGGATGCGGGGCGAGTAATGGTCAACGGCAACCGAAAGGGCAAATCGTTTGAGCGCAAAATGTGTCATGTGTTCGAGGCACTATTTGGGATGAAATTCAAACGCGACATTGAGCAATTTCGCCAGGCTGACCTGGGTGACTTGTTGTGTGATGATCCTGACTTTCCATTCATCGTCGAGTGCAAAAGATATGCGTCAGGTAATGGCGTACAGCCGTCATGGCTAAGACAGGCTCAGAAAGCCGCACAGACGGCAAAGAAACACTGGGCAGTCGTTTACCAGTATGATCGCAAACCCGTGCGCGTGGCCGTCTCGTTGGCCGCTATCGCTGACGCGATGGGTAACAAAGATTTCCACAAAAACACGGTTTGGGAAAGCGACCTTGATGGCTTTGCAGAAATAGCGCGCGAGATCATGGCGCGCGTTGAGGAAAAGAAAAATTTGGAGCGGGTTTATGAGCGCATCAACACAGTTTGACAATGACCGATTTGCAGCGAATTTGGCACGGGTAGAACCGGCGCTAGAAGCGCTGGATTTGATATGCGGTGACCGTCAAAAAGATTATGGCGGGACAGAGAATTTTACGCGCCTGGCTGAGCGCTGGAGCCAGCGCTTTGGGCGACAGGTTGAGCCTTGGGAGATCTGCTTATTGATGATCGACCTCAAGCTGAGCCGCTTACAACATCATTACAAACGGGACAGCGTGATCGATATAATCGGCTACGCCTGTTTGCTGGTGGAGCTACATGACGTTGGTGGAGCAGATACAGGACATAGACAGTCAGATAACGGCGCTCAAGCGGCACCGGTCACGACTGATTGAGGAACTTTACGCGAAGCAGTTAAGAAAAATTGTGGATAAAGAAAATGATCGAATGCGGCGCAATATGTCGGTCTATTTTGATGAACCGGAAGGCGTCATGTCTGAACATGCGCGGGGCAAACAAGACGAAATGGTGTACGCGGTGAAAAAATTGGGCATAGCATCTTGTTTAGATATTAGTTTGGAGACAGGCATCAACGCACGATCTGTGCAAGCAGCAATCGGTGACTTGGTGCGCAAGGGGCGGCTGGTGCGGCTTCCTTCTGGCCCAGGGCATATAAAAAAATACAGGTTACCAAAGATGAAGGGTTCAAATGCGAATAAAGACAACTGATCGTGCCGGTGAGGCTGTGCGAGTGCTTGAGGAAGCGGGAAAGACCGTTCACAAGGTAATAATCGATGGCAGTAAAATTGAACTGGTATTAGAAAAGAGCGCCATTAGATATGACGCTCCAGAGGAAGACAACGTAATTGATTGGCGCTAAGCCGCGTCCACGGCCTCTATCGCCTTGCGCGCTTGGACACGCTGCGCTGTCTGAGCGCAGTAATGGCGAACCATAGTTGATGAACCATGACCGGTAATCGCCATGATCGTTTCAGCTGCCAGGCCACGCTCTGCGAGCCGGTGAGCGCATGTGTGGCGCAGATCGTGCAGAGTTTTGCTGACACCAATTTTATCGCGCAGTGCCTTCATGGGGATCTGCACTGACATCTTCTCCAGCTTTTTCTCTGGGTACTTCTGATTGACGACAATGTATTTTGAGCCGCGCTGATCGATCTGATTGTTGAGGCGCTGCATCATATCTTGCAGACGCTTACTAAATGGGATGAAAACTTTTGCGCCGGTCTTCTGTTGGGTGACAGAAATTCCATAGCCAGCGAGCGGATCGTTTGACACCTGTGACCACTGCATCGACAGAACGTCATCAAGGCGCTGGCCGGTATTGATGCACAGTTCAAGAACGAGTGAGGAGCGTGGGTCAGCGATTTCATGAAAGGCGCGGATTTCTTCGTCCGTCCAGGGCACACGCTGCTCTTGCTGCTTGTCCAGCTTGCTGACGCCCTTGCCTGGGTTAAAGGGTATCCAGCCCAGGTCACAGGCATACTCAAGAAGCACATTCATGACGGCGAGAGTTTTGTTGGCGGTTTGCGGCTGCTCCTTGCGCGCTTCGCGCATTGCAATGATGTCGGTCCGTTTAATCTTTTGAACCTGCACATTTTCGCAACGCTCCAAGATCCAGCCGATTTTCGACCGATAATCTTTTGACGTATTCGTCGCCAGTTTTTTGAATTTGTCGCTCGCAAAATATTCCAGCGCCAAGGCACCCATCGTCTTAACGGCGGTGCCAATGACCTCGCCCTTGAGGCACTCTGTGTACTTTGCATAGAACTCAGCTGAAGCTGGATCGTTTGGCAGTTTCACCAGGTTTCCGTCTTTGTTGAAGTAAAGATAAATTTTCTTTTTTACGTAAACATATGGTGGAAGTACGTGACCATTGAATTTGCGGCTTTTCATTTGTTGTCTCCTTGTCAACTTAACAGACATATAAGACACAAACGAACATATTTCAACACCTATTTTTGAAACTACTTTTGAAACTTTTAGCTGTAACAACAAAAAATGTAATAAAATCAATGGTGTGTTTTTATGCTCATAGCATCAGTAATTATACAAGCATATAATGTTTTCAATAACTTAAAAGAAAAAGTTTCAAAAATAAGCGTGTTTATTGTATTTATTTTTGAAACTCTATTGTGTCGCCTTGTGTTTTATGTGATGTCACACGGACAACAAGAGAATACAGGTGCGAAAGTGGACGTAAAGGCAGAGAGGATTAAAAGAAATCTTAGCCAACAAGAATTGGCAGACGCCACCGGTATTGAGCGCGCACAGATCTCGCGCATTGAAGCTGGGGTGGTTCAACCCCAAGCAAAAACACTTTTCAAAATCGAACAAGTTTTTGGGTTATCAAATAATAAAGTCGAAGAAAAATGTTCAGTAGAAATTTTAGAGAGTGGCGAAGTTTTTTACTACGACTGCAAAGTGATGCAGGGATGGAACGGTCTAATAAGATCGAAATGTACAAGTAACCGAAATGCGCCGCATATTAAAATAGGTGACATTACGTTCTTTAAAAAACTGGGGGATGATGACTGTAAACGCACTGCTAGTTTTGACCCTGACAAAAATATTATTGAAGGATATTATTTAGTGAAATTTGATACTGGCTCGCACTGCTTTTACATCACCCAAAACATTGTAAGTTTAAACGAAATCAATCTCATCGCAGCAAATCCAGATTTTCCAGATCTTGGTATTTTTAAAAAACAAGATTTAGAAGTGCTAGGTTATTTGGTGCATGTGGGACGAAACATCGTTTCGCCGCCCTCTGAATTTGCACTGTATCCGCTAGATAATTAATACGCCATCTGCTTTTGCATCTCTTGCAAACCGACCAGGATACCTGGGATCGATGCGCTTGGCGCTGGCTCTCCTGGCCGCATAGTGCTTTTAAAGTAACGCTGCACCGGTTCGCTTTGAAGAGCGCGATTGCGCATCAAAGGTAGTGCGCCACCAACTGCCATAGTGGCAAGCATGGGGATATCAGTGGCTAAGGACGTTGCCGCTGCCGCTGTCATAGGCGCAGCAAAGGGCTGCATTGCTTGCAGGGCTTGGGCTGTTCTGCTCGTATTCTCCGCGCTTTTTAAAACTGTATCACCGGCACGATAAAGATCAGAAAAAGTATCACGACCATAGACGTAAGATTGCGCATCTTTGTTGCGAGCAGCGTTTGCCAGGGCGCTTGGAGTAATATTAAAATTAACATCCTTATTTCGTTTTGCAGCTGCCTCAAGTATCATTAAATCACTGTACCCTTTTCGCACGTCACGATATAGCGCGATATCCTCTGGATTACGGCCCTTTGAAATCTGCTTACCCATCGCGTCTTCAAGCGCGCGTATTACTTTTACAGCTGCATTTTTTGTAATAGTATCCTTGGTTGTGAGTTCGCTTAATTCACTTCTTATCCGTTGAAACTCTGAGCCTCTCATTTTAACCGTACTGCCTAGTTGAGACACATCGGCCATGTCTTTAGCTAATGTTTCAAAAAAGGGCGACTTTTCAGCTGTACTTAATTTCTTTTTATAGTCTTGAGAGACTTTAAAAACTTCTTCAAAAAGTTCTGTCGTAATTGGTACAGAATTACGCGCAGCCAATTGATCCATTGTACTTGTGATTGTCGTGCGTAATGCTTCCATTTTTTCTTGAGGCATCATGTCAGGCGTAAACTGCACTTTATCACGTAAGGTTGGCGGGATAGCCGTGTTGATCGCTGCATCAGTGAATTGATCGACGGCGGCAGATCTCTTCGCTTGACCGGCAGCTGTTGCATCTTCAGCCGCTGAAAGGCTTCGTAATCCTGTCGCTTGACCAGCTGTTGGCTCAACTCCAGCATTCCTTAAAGTTTCAACGGCCTCAAGTCTGCGAGGATCAACTTTTCCACCAGCAATCGTATTTTCTGCTACATCAAGCATTTTGCCGCCAGCCATTAGTCCAGCAATCTGAGCCGGTGTTTCAAGCACTGTATCTTCAAAAACTTCTCTGCCACCTTCTGACATCACTGTTGGCGCAACAACTTGTGTCATCATCTTTCTTCCAGCACCCGCGCCACCACTTGCTGCCAATTCACTAGCTGTCTTTAGATAACGACCGCCGCGTGTTTGTGGTTCATAATTTGGATCTGTACCGGCAAAAAATGGCGGCAACTTTTCACGAAATCTATTTACCGCTGAGGTTGCTTCTGGAAAACCAAAGGCACGATTTTCTGGTTCTCTGCTTCCCATACCTAAAATGTCAGCGCCCATTTCAACTGTGTTGGTAAGCGCACCAGGTAAACCTAGAATACCAGAAACTGCACTCCAAGCAGCTGATCCTAAAGACTTACTTAAATCTTCGCCAATGCTTACGCTTTCGTTGACATTAGATGTTTCTACTTCTTTTTTTGTTTCGAAGCCAACGACAGGTGTGCCCGTTGCTTGGGTGTATCGGCGCGCCAACTCAGCATCAGACATGTCATCATAACGCTCACCCTTATCGTTTACGCCGGTGTACTCTTGCCGCAATCTTTCAATTGTAATCTGTGCCATGATGGTCCTTAAAGATTAGAAGGAAATAAGTTAAGCAGATTTTGCGGAAGACGTTGTGGCGTGTTTGTGGTTTCCATATTTTGCAGTTCTGCAAAAAGCCTTTGATGCTGTGAAACCAGACTTTGAATATAGCTTTGCATTGCTGATTGCAGCTGACTAGCACTTAATGTTCTACTGATGCTAGACGCAGCTTCTTGTGCTTTCTTGCCTTCAAGTTCCGTAATCTGACCGCCGCCTTTCAAACCCGCAAAAGCTGATAAAAAGATTTTACCAGCTAACTGATTATATTTGGCAATAAATTCTCTTTCAGGCGCACCCTTTGCGTATGTGTTTGGTCCTCTTTCAGATGCTGCTAAACTGCCCACTGCACCAGCCATACCTGAGTGATTTATCAACTCTTGAATTAATGGCGCTGTACTTTCCAGACGCTCCCTAACGCCCCGAATTGCAGTTTTTTGATCTTCAATTTTTTCCGCAAGCAACACAGCCGATTTCTTTTCTCCCTGGCCTTCTGCTTCAAACGCCTGGACATCTTGTTGTGCTTTAAAAATATCGTCAGCGTTGGTTAACTCTACACCGTTCATGTAATATCGAGTTGTGCCATCACCCATCTGCTTCACTTCTAAGCCGCCTGGATAAAAGCGCCCTTGATGTTGTTTACGGCCAGTTGCTTTCTCTTGCGCATATATGCCGATCAGCTGCGATAAACTAGCTGCGCCGGTTTGTGCGCCAAGCACAACATCACAAGCAGCTTGGTCACCGGCGTCACAACGTTTAGAAAATAGTTCGATAGTTTTATTAGGATCAACTCTACCAGAGGCAGCTGTCGCTCTGGCATTTTGATTTGAGATATAGCTTTGAATTAATCCAGATGGGTCGCCGCCAGAACCCAGCGCCGCAATATATGCCGCGCCGTTTGGCTTACCCTGAAAAAATTCCATCGCCTTCTGACGATTGGTTTCTGCCAGGCGCTGGCCTTGTCTGTTTTGAATAAATTGCGCCAGGTTTGGATCTGGCTTCATGCGAAGCGAGTTAAATGCCAGAGCCATATTATCCATGTTTTGAGGTTGGAGAAAATTTCCTAAAATGCCTGTCGTCATGCTGTTGGCCTCCCACCGCCGTAGGTCATGGCCGCTACAAGATAATCAAAAATGCCTGGTTCATATGTCCCTGTATTTGACTGGTTGCCAGTCGTTGCTGTTGTGCCAGGCGCAGCGCCTACCGCGTTCAACGGTGCATTTAACATCGTGTCGCCGTAACCCGTATAATTGGCAAATTGATTATTTGCGGCGTTGATGATTTCTTGAACAATGTTTTGGATTTGGTTGCCATCTTCACCCAAATTTGAATTTAAAGTTTGATCGTAATTAAAGCCTTGCTGACTTAAATTTGCCAATTGATTGGCCGCGTTTGTCACAGCGTTTTGTTGTTTGAATTGATTGTTGATATCGTATTGCGCCATGTTTTGCGCGTTCATAAAGCCTTGCTGATTTTGGTTGGCAATCATAGTTGCCGCTTGGTTGTTAAAATCAGCATTGGTCAGAGCCTCAGCTACCGCTTGTCTTGATCCACCGTAAGCACCAGCCCCTGTCGCTTGCGCACCGACATTGTTAAGTGCCATTTGATTAGCGCGGTTCATCGATGCCAGCGACTGATCGATCACTTGTTGCTGATAAGGATTTTGATACTGCGCCAAGTTCGCGCCAGCTATCGTGCCTGGTTGAAAATTCATCGCCTGGTTCGTTGCGTTTACAGCCGCATTGTAAGTGTTTGCCGCCGTCTGCCCGACCGGCGTTCCAGGCGCGACCATCATTGGATTTGCTGGGTTGCTCATGCTTTAATCCTCAGCTGTTCATATTCATCTAAAAGGTCTTGAAGTATGCCAGGCTCCACCGGCGCAAACGGACCTGTTTCGGGCCGCTCACCAGTCACTGGATCCATGTACATGCTGGTCATTGCATCGAACTGGCCTGGTGCTTGTGCTTCCAACTCAGCCAGCATTTGATCAACGACTGGCGCAGCTGAGTATCCCATGATGCCGCCGCCAAAATCTTGTGCCTCTGGCATATCTGCCAGTGGATCTTCTGGTGCGTCCAAACCGAATGCTCTAGCTGTGTTTGCTGTGTTTTGAAATTTTGAAATCTGCATCGGATTAAACGCAGCGACTGTAGGTCCGTAATTTCTTATCGGCCCCAGCCCAGCAATTTGATCAGCTGCCATGATGTTTCGTATGCCCATCGCTTCAGAGAATGGGGGAACCTGGTTAACACTGCGCTGCGCAGCTTCACTTCTTGACTTGCCGCCTTTACCACCACTCATACGAAATCCAATCCAACTGTGCTTTGTATTTCTTTCCAGCCATATTTTTTAAACGCGCGAACCCAGCCGCGCCGACCATTGATCGATGCACCATCGCATCCTTTTTCTTTAGCCCACGAAATTATTTCTTCGTGCATACCGGCCAAATCGTTCAATTCACCCGCGCCCAAAAAGACGTTCAAAATCTTTCTTTTGGGATATACAACAACTTCTGTTATCAAGCACCCTTTGGCGCTGGGCCAAAGTTGCATATGTCCGGAATAAATACCGTCTACAATATCCCAAAAGTCATGCGTACCCTCACCCTTATCCAGAGCAGCCTCTATCCAGTCCTTACAGCGCGCTAATTCACTCTTCATTCCATCACCACGTACTCAATGCAACGCGCTTCCAGATGGCCGTTGAGCCGTCATACGAGCCTGTGCATATGTAGATATAATTGCTGTCCCAGCTGATCATTCCAGAAACATCACCAGTCGATCCGGTATTAGCAGCTGGTACAGCTTGGTGAGTTGCAACCTGACGAAAATCATCGTCCAACGAAACAACAATGTATTTCTTTGACCTATCCCAGAGAATGACGCCATCTTCACTTGCGTTGTCGTCGTCTGTTTTGAAACCAAGCTTTGTCAGGTTGGTTTGTAGGAACGAGGTCAGCTGTAAGCCCCACTGCGTAAGGTCAAAGCCAATTGGTGGTAGTAGTGG